TCAGGGTTTCCCGGTTCATCGGTTCTCCCCCAGCATCTCGGCTCGCGCCATCGCTGCGCGCTTGGGGATTGCCCGCAGTGCAATCTCCTGCCGCTCGGGCGGATCGCCCTCAGCCCAATCGGCGATCTGCTGGATCCGGCTCAGGAAGGCCAGCACGTCCAAGCGTTCGGCCTTCGTCAGGTCCGGCCACAGACTCGTCGCGTTCCGGTTCATTCGGTAGCTCCTGTCTTGGAGAGGGGGCCGTGGAGGGCGGTCCAGTCGGAGAGGTCGAGGATCACCAGGGCGCGGCGCTGGTGGCCGGGTCCGGGCGCGTCGGTGACCACGAGAATCGCCGTCTCACCGGCGTTGACCGGGACTGCTTTCAGCCAACGATGGAACTTCTCGGGGTAGGCGGTGCCGGACTTCACCTGGCCGGCGAAGGCGAGCCCCCGGATGTCATCGGCGCCGCCGTACTGGCCGACCCTTCGCAGCCCGAGCTTGGCAGCGATCTCGCGCTCGATGGCGTTGCCCCGCGCCCGGTTGTTGCGACCACGGCGAGCCACGGCCGGATCCAACATCTTCTGGCACGAGCCGCAGTAGGTGAACGTCCCGATCTCCGACGACCGGAGCTCCCGCTTCCACTTCGGATGCAGGCAGCGCCGCGGCTTGCGCTCGAGGGCCATGTCGTCGGGGGCCACGGGCGGCCAGGTGAGGTCGGTCATGCCGCCACCGGGGCCGGTCCCCACTCGTCGGGCCACTTCTGAGTCTGGCGGAAGTATTCGAGGCGACGCTCCTGCATACGGTCGTAGATCCGCTTCGACTTCTCGTCGTTGGCGGTGGGCAGTTCGTCCATCGGCGGCGAGGGGATGGCCTCGAGCGCCTTCTCCAAACCGAACACCCACTGACGGTCGGACAGCGACTCAGAGGTCACCATCGCCTTCGCCTTCTCGAGGACGAGCTCCGGGCCGCGTCGGTCGATGAGGCCGAGCAGGCGGATCCCGAACCCGGAGTCCGGCCGAATGAACGCGCCCTGTTGAGCCAGGAAGGCGAACAGGTCGATTTCCTCCCCCTGGACCCCCTCGACTGGTCCTACCTGTTCTACTGGTCCTACCCTACCGGTCCTAGCGACACTCTCACTCACGGTTGGTGATACGGAGTCACCGTGAGTAACGGTGATATCGCGTGACTGACGATGACGCGCAGCACGATCAGCCTGAGCGACCCGCCCTTGGAGGGCGGCACCTATCCACTTGTCGTAGGACTCCTGCGTAAGATATCCACCGTCATCGAGGAAGCCTGCCTCGGAGAGCGCATCGAACGCCCACGTCTCGATACCCCGGACCACGGTGCGGATCGGTCGGCGCTGCGTCGTGCGCCACGCATCGGATACGAGCCGCAGGTGGCAGAAGCCCGCGTAGCCGAACTGGATCGGGTCGGGCAGTAGATCCTTGAGGTGCTGGTACTTCGGGTCGGCAAGGAAACCGGTGTCCCAGTCCATTCGCGGGAACCCGGTGCGGGTGCTCATGCGGCCTCCTCCCGGTTCGCGCGCCATGCCTTATGGCGGCCGGTGTAGTTGTGCGCCTGGACGCCATAGGCGGGCGCTTCGGGATTGGCCGTGACGATGCCGCCGCAGGCGCAGGGCCGATCCTCGACCGTCCCGATCGGTGGTCGCGCGCGGTAGGTGTGGAGTCCACGAGGGGATGCAGCCGAGGCGGACGCACGGTCGGCGGGCAGCGACAAGTCGAACCGCCCTCCCTGACGCGCCGTGGGCCTCGGCTGCCCATTCATGCCGGACACTCGTGGTGCCTCCGGTCGGACCAGTTGCGAAGGACCCACCGGCCATCGACGAACCACCAACCGACCTTCCGGGCGCAGGTGATGCACAGGAGCGGCCCGAGGCGAGTCATGCCGCCACCCGCAGTCGGTAGCGGGCGATCCGCTTGCCAGATGGCGTGGTCACCAGCTGCGTCTCCACGTCATAGCCCGCGGCCTTGAGCTCCCAGACGCGCGCGCCAAGGCGGAACGAGCCAACCTCAGCGAGCGCATCCAGGGGGGTGCAGCCTTCGGGGTGACGACGCAGCATCTCGAGGACGGCGCGGGTGCTGGGCTTCATGTCGTCGGCCAGGAGCCGATGACGGCCCGCGTCTCGGGATTCAGCTGGCGATGCAGGCCCCGATGGCTGCTCGGCAGGCCGCACGACTCGCCGTCGCCGTAGGGCGAGGGGTTGCCGCACAGTGCGTCGGGCGGAGCCTCATCTGCCCCGCCCGCCGCCTCCTCCGTCTCGACTGACGGTTCAGCCGGTGCCTCCTGCACCGCCGGATCAACGACGATGGCCCGCGCCGTCTCGCGCTCGGCGCGGCGGGCCGCGATGCGGTCAGCGACCGTCACCGGGGCGGGTCGCTCGGGAACCTCGCGGGCCTCGCCCTCGATGGTGTCCGCGCCCTGCATCTCCTCGGTGATGTAGACGCCACCGAGCACGCGCGGGAACGCCTTGCGGAGCCCGTTCGCCTCGGCGCACTTGGCAAGCTGGTTCCACGGCATCTTCAGCCACATCGCGTCGTTGCCGCCAGCGGGCTTCAGCTCGTGCCAGCGGGCGACGCCGACCTGATCGACGACGTGACCGTTGGCGAGGACGCGATGCACGACGACGCGGGCGACCGCAGGATGCGGCTTCGGCGCCTGCTCGCACGGGCACTCCTCGAACGTCGCCTCGTCGGACCCGGCGTACTGGCCGGTGCGCTCAGCGGTCGAGCGGTAGCCGTCAATGCCCGTCTGGTGCGTGACCTTGCCGGCGCGCTTGATGGCGTAGATCTGTTTGGTGAACGGGTCGAGTCCGGTGTAGCGGGCGACCAGCGCGAACACCTGCATCTCGGCGTCGGTCAGATCGGCGATGCCGAGCGCCACCTTGAGCGGCTTGATCCGTTCGTAGATCTGAAGGGAGGCCGATACGTCCGGGTCGATGCCGGTCGGCTGGAGCGCGAACTCTGTGGTCATTCGGGACTTCCTTTCGACAAGAGCCGTAGGACGCGAGCGCCCTCGGATCGGTCTGTGTGGATGGACTGGAGCACGTCGAGTTCGTCGGCTGGCTTGACCTCCTCAGCGATGGTTCGGTAGGCGGACGCGACGGCAGGCCAGTTGGTCCGCTCGGAGTCGCGGTTCTTCTTCAGCGACACGAGGCCGACGATGCCGGTCGCGTCACCGATGATTTCCCGAAGGGCGTTGGCCGTAGTCCGTTCGGCGTCCTCGGCTTCCTTCTTAGCGGCGCGAGCCGCCGCGAGGGATGCCGTGAGGTCCGAGAGCTCGGGGGTCGGTGCGAGCCACGTCCCGTCATCGCGGGGGTGCTTCGCCCGCAATGTCCGGGCGGTGGACTCGGAGCCGTCGATCGGTGGCAGCTCGCCCCGCTCGAGATAGCCCATGAACTCGCGGGCGAAGTACAAGAGGTCGTCGATCACCTTGTCGTCGCGCTCGACTTCCTCGACTCGCGGCTGTGTGTGATCCAGCACGATCACGTCGGCCACGTCCCAGCCCACGACGAATAGCTGCCACTGAACTTGCAGGAGCACGTCACCAGGAACGCGGTCGCCCGAGCGCCAGCGCCGCGAGTGCGTCCACTTCGCTTCCACGACGCGCTTGACCGGAGCCGTGCCATCGAGCGATGCCGTGGCCCACGGATAGTCCGGGTGCGTCCGCCATTGCGGCGCGGCCTTCGGGTGCCGGCCCGTCTTGCGCTCATACAGTTGCAAGAGGACGGGCTGCATCAGGTGGCCGATGTCGAACAGCTCCTGCGTCTCGTCGTCGATGATCTCGGGGATGAGGCCGAGCCGTTCCGCGGCGAGGGTGTAGCTCGACTTGTGCGGGCTCTCGCCAGCGATGACCGGGATGTCGGACGAGCCGATGGTCAGCTTGCGGGCGGCGTGCCACTCGGGACTGTTCTGTCGGATTGCCAGCGTCATCGCTGTGCCGCCTCAACTTCCGCACCATCGAGCTGGTCGAGATACGCGGAGGCGTCCAGATGAGAATCCGTCCAACACTTGTCGCAGAAGCCGCGACGAGCGTGGCCCTCAGCCTCCAGGCGGTCCAGGACGGCGGCGTCAGGCTCCGGGCGTCCGATGTCGGCCGTCCGAAGGAACGCCTCGGTATCGACCATCAGACACGCCTCCCGCACCGACCGCATCGCTTGACGTAGATGGGGTTGAGGTGGCCGCAGCGGCAGGGGAACCAGGAGCCGTTGGCTACCACCGGATGCCCTCGCCGCGCTCCAGCGCCGCCAACTCGCGGATCTCGGACGGGTCGTGGACCCACCGGCCGCGCTGCGCGTACAGGCGGATACCGTCATGAGCACACACATCCACCGTCCGACCGAGGTCGGCGTCGTAATCGCGCGTCGAGACGATGCGGTGGCGATCCCTGTACAGGCTCAGCGTCACCGGCGTCGTGATCGTTCCTTTCGTCCCCATCCTTCTCACCAGCTCCTATCTGCTATGTCGGCTCATGCGCCGGGATCGACCCAAGAGGAACCTCAACCGGGACTGAGGTTGGTGACGGCGGGGGAGCCGCCTCTTGGGCCGACCTCGGAGTACGAACCTTGCGTGGTCGTGCCTGCCAGCGGGCAAGCTGTTCGGAGAACTCGCGCTCGGCTTTCCAGAAGGCGTTGTCGTGGTGGATCACGCTCGGGCCTCACCGCGGAACTCAACCCGAACCGTGACTGGATCGGAGCGCGTATAGCCGACCTCATGACTGTGTTCGGTCATCGGTTCCTCGATCTGGCCCATGTGCTCCGCCCCGTTCGCGAGCAGCCCCGTCTCGATGACGGCCGCTATCCGACCGAGGTTGAGTCGCAGCGTCTCCTTCGACTCGGCCTCGGTCAGTTCCCGACCCGGCTGTCTCGTCGGCAGACCGAACGCGAGCGTCACGTCGGCCATGTCGCCGTGGAGGAGGGTGTTGTCGTCGAGCAGGAGGGCTGCGGCGATCGTCACCTCGACATAGCCGTGCATCCGGCGCGCGCTCACTTCGCCACCGGGCAGACGTTCGGTACGCGACGATGGGGAACCATCTGCGCGCCACACGTACACAGGCTCATCGCGGGAAGATCCGTTCGCTCAGCCAATCAGCGAACCGGCGGCCGCGCTCTGTCTCCTCAAGGGGCCAGGCGAGGACCACGAGGGGCAGCAGGAGCCCGCCTGTGACGGCCAGGAGGACGAGGGCGTCGAGGGTTGTGTCGCCGGCGGTCATGCGGTGCTCGCCTTCGGGTGGGTCCAGCCGCGCGCCGTCGCCATCTCATCGAGGGTGACCCGTGTCTCGCGCGCCACGGTGTTGACCTCCCACGGGCGGCGGTTCATGCCGAGGGCTTCGCGGAGGTCGCCCATCGCAGCATTCAGCACGTCGTCCCAGCCGTATTCCGCGCCGCCACATGCCGAACAGTCGCCCGAGATGTCGAACACCTCGACCGGCCCGCCGGTCGCAAAGTGCAGGTCGCGGTTATGCGGTTCGCCGGGATGACCGGACCCGTTGCGTGCATCGCGCACCGCCTCGCTTGCCAGCACGACGTACCGGGCGGCCCGCGTCACTCCCGAGTTCACGGCCGGAACACCATCGAGGCGATCGTCCCGGCGTTCACGGCGACGAAGGCCACGAACGCCCAGAAGAACACGAGGAACGAGAGGACCGCGAGCCGGGCGATCATCGTCGCGCCGACAGGTTGGCGAGGATTGGGCCAAACGCGCTGGTGCAGAGAAGCCCGCCGACGAAGCCGACGATGTAACTCGCGGGGGGTGTTAGGCCGAACCATCCCGTGACAAGCCCCAGCGTGACCCACAGCACTCCAAGGACGAGGCCGAAGAAGATGCTCACGCCGCCAGCCTCCCGGTCTCGTCGCGCGCCACGAACGTCCGGCGCTTCGTGTACGAGCCGTCCGGCTGGCGGTCGAGGCGATTCGCCCACAGGTCGCCGAGGCAGGTGGCGCAGACCTGCGCGTCCTGCGCCCGCGCCCGCGAGCAACCCACGACGGCGCACTGGTTGGCGTGGATGCGACTAAGCAGCGTCATCGGAACCTCCGAGCTGGCGCAGCCGCCGGTCGGCCATCGAGACGATCGCCCCGGCGGAGTGCAGGGCGAGGTCGGGCCGGTCGGCAACGACGGCGAGGTGGATGTGGCGGGCGTGGGTACGGATGTGGGTCAGCGTCCTGACCGTCTCGTCACGGCGGACGCGGGACTCCAGGCGGACCAGCTCGCCACGGGAGCGGCGGTCGATGCGCTCGGCGACCATCACGCGGCCGCCTTCGTCTGACGCCGAGCCCGCTCTCGCTGTCGTCCACACGTGCGGCAACTACGGCCGCCGGCCGGAGCGCGATAGGTGTTCTCGACAGAGAACGGATGCCCGTACTTGCAGTGGGTCTTGCGAGCGTTGATCGCCGCTACCGCAATAGGGCTTCGCATGATGTTCTCGCGGTGAGTCACGGCCTCCAGGTGGGCCGGGTTCACGCAGGCTCGGTTTCGGCACAGGTGATCGAGGGTCAGCCCCTTCGGGATCGGACCCTTGGCGAGGATGTACGCGGCACGGTGGGCGTAGTCGCCACTTCCCTTGACGAAGCGTCCGCCCTGGCCGTAGCCCTGCGGGCTGCGGACGCCGGTCCAGATCCAACATTCACCCGATCGGTCCGCGTGGGTCCAGAAAAGAGCCACGTGCTTCTGGAGCAGCCATTCCCGGTGGACCGACGAGGCCCGATGCGCCTTGTGGTTCGAGTGGGTGAAGGAATAGCCGCACTCGCAGGGGCGAACCTTGGCCCACGAAGGAAGGCCCAGACCCGTATCCCGGGTCCAAATCTGCCGGACGCGCTCACGCGTGATCCCGAAGGCAAGTGCGACCTCGGTGCCGGTCTTGCCGGACCGGACGGCCGCGAGAATGTCGGGCGCGTACACGCGTTGGGCGGGCATCACGCAGCCTCCGACGTGGGAGAAGGGGCGCACGTGTCGAGGGCCGCACGGTAGCGCGCGACCGTCTCAGCGCTGGGGAACTGCTCTCGCTCAATGGCGGCTACGCGGGACTTGGAGACGCCCATCGCCTCTGCCAGGGCGTTCGCCTTGGCGCGACGGGTGACTCGTTCGATCTTTAGCGCGAGGCCAGAGGGGTTGTCGTTCATCTCGTGGGGAACTATCCCACGTGGGACACGTGCCTGTCAACCCCCACGCGCACTAATGCGTATACAAGTCGCCCCAAATGTGGGAAAACGTGGGAACGTGCCCGGCGTGAAGACTCCAGAAGAGCGCGGACCCCTCGGTGCTTGGGCTTATGAGTCCAGAGCCGACCGCCTCAGCGTGTCCCCGGAACAGGTGGTCGCGAGGCTAGGCCGCTATGACGCCGCGACGATCCGCAAGGCTGAGGCGGATGGGCGGAAGAACATGAGCCGTCCGCTTTGGCGGGCGCTCGTGAAGCTCTACCCGGAGTGGGCGCGGGAGAAGGGGGTCACGCTTGACCCGATCCCGCTGTTCCCTGACGCTCCAGGAGCCACGGAGACGCCCGATCAGGTAGCCGCGGCTCTCCTCATCCAAGCGGCCGCGCTCGACCGCCACACGGACGCGATTACTGCACTAGCCCTGAGACTCGAATCCTTGGCCGGCGACGCGATCCGGGAAGGGGTCGCGGATGCGCTCCGGGAAGCGGGACTAGACCAAGACGACGAAGGGTTGCCACACGAGCAGCTTCCCGAACCGCTCGGCGAAAGTCCTCATCAATGAACGCGAGTATGGCGGGATCAGTGACCACGGCGAACCCCCGAGCAGGCGACAGAATGGATGAGCTGCCCGAGGGTCCCGGCCATCGAGCGAAGGATGATCGCCGACTGCCGTGACAACGTACTGGCGCAGGGCTGTGGATGGTCTGCGGAGTTATCCACGAGAATCAGAAAAGACGCCCCGACCCGAAGGCCGAGGCGGTTGGCTGGTAGTCCTGGTTGCATTCGCGGTGCTCGTCCTGCGCCAGCCGGAGTCAGTGACGCGCGCCGAGTTCTGGGCCGACGATGGGATCTTCTACTCGGACGCGCTCGCGGGCGGGTCGATCTTCGCGCCCTACTCCGGCTACCTCATCGTTGGTGTCCGTGCCCTGGTTGCGGCGATGACATGGCTCCCGGCTCAGTGGGCGCCGCTCGCTGGGACGCTCGTGTCCCTCGGGCTGCTGTCCGGGCTCGCGGGCTTCCTCGCGTCCGACCGGATGGCTCCGCTGCTCCCCGACCGGCGGCGCCGGCTCGTCCTCGCAGCGATCGTCGTGTTATTGCCGTCGACCGGACTGCTGCTCGGGACGCCTGCGAATATCCAGTGGACGGTCGGAGCGTGGCTGCTTGCCCTGACTATCGCCTCGCGTGGGCCGCGGTGGGAGCTTCCCGGCGTCGGGCTGGCGATGCTCACCGGACCCGTGGGCGTGCTGTTCGCGCCGCTGTTCGTCGCCCGATGGTGGCGGGAGCGGGACTGGCCGCTGCTCGTGACCGTCCTTGCCGGCGCAGCCGTGCAACTCGTCACCGTGGCCGGCACTCAGCGGATCGGCGCGGTACCGCCCGATTTCCTGCTGTTGCCCCAGGTCATACTCGAGCGGGCGACGCACCTCGGGCTGCCGCTCGCGTTGCTGTTCGTGGCGATGCTCGTCCTCGCCACGGCTGGGCTGTCGTGGCGGATGCGCTTCGCCATCGGATATGCCGCAGCCGTCGTCCCGGTCGTGGCCCTCAGCGCCGCCTTCGCGCCGACCGCCGCGTTCCTCAACGACGGCAACGGTCCACGGTACTTCTGGATCGCCACGGCGCTGATCGGGGCTGCACTGCTCGCCGCCCCGGCCCGAGCTCGGCCGATCGCCATCGCTCGCCTCGGCGTCACCGCCGTCCTCGTGCTGGTGTTCGTATCCAACCTCCGCCTACCGCCGCGGGCGACAGTGGGGTGGGCGAGCGGGTGCGTCGGGGGTCCTGCCCCGTGTGTGGTGCCCGTCGCCCCGGATGCGCGGTGGTCGGTCTACTGGCCCGGCCAGTAGGTCACGTCGCAACGATCCTATAGGTCAGGTCGAACGACGCCCACAGCGGCCCCGGCGTCCCGGTCTTGGTGATGCCCCAGGAAAACATGTAGTGCGTCGTCCCGTTGTTCAGCAACGCTCCGATGGACTGCGTATCGGTGCGCCACACGGACGACGAGCCTGAGTTGACCGTGACGGTGATGATCGTTGTGGTCGTGTTGCCGGTGGGCCGCTTCCCAAAGATGTTGACCCAGTTGTTCGACCCGTCCAGCGCCGTCCCGCCCGCGACAAGGAACTGCGTCGTTAGGTTGTGGAGCCATAGATCGGATCCACCCACCAGCCCCGGCACAGCGGCGAGGATGACACCGGCAAGCGTCGCGGACGGTCCCGCGTAGGCGGCCGTCGCAGTCCCGTTGTCAAGCGTGGCGACCAGGTGGTACAGCGTCGTCGTCAGCCACCGGGTGCCGTCGTAGTAGAACTCCATGCCGAGATCGGTGCGAAAGAAGCGGCTGTTCGTACCGGGGGTCGCCGGGAACGCCGTACCGACGCCGCCCGCGATGTTGTGGATGGTGCCCGCCGAGTCGCGCGTGAAGAGGCCGCCCGTCTCGCCAAGGAATAGCTTGCGGTAGTCGGCGTCGGCGTTCGTGAAGTCCGAGCCGTCGTTGGCGGATTCGCGGATCATCAGCCCGTAGATGTTCTCGTTCTCGATCGCGGCCATGTCGTCTCCTAGGGGGTCGATGCGTACAGGAAGTCATCGCCGTCGGACGCCTGGAGGATGTCCGCGAACACGATCGGGCTTGAGTGGTCGGAAGCGATGAGCAGCGGCCCGATGCCCGTCGCTGCGGCAGCAGCATCGGCAGCGACCTCCTCGATGGCGTCCTGCACGTTCGTGGCGCTGATCGTCCCGGCCGGGGTGAACGCGGTGGTCGAGGCAGTCGCGCCGTCAACCACCTCATGGCGCCACAGCAGCGCCTCGGGCAGATCATTCGTCAGCGCACCCCGACACCCGTAGGTCCAAAGGTTCGTGAGATCGGCGGTTTCGTCCGTGCCCCAATCGGCATCGGTGAAGTACGGATAGACCGAATCGGGCTCGTAGCCCTGGACGATCGCCGCGGATGTCACGGTGGACTGCTCCGGGATGAGCACGTCGGGATCGCTGGGGTCCGCGGTGAGGATGTTCGGGGCGATTGCATGGATGGCCGCGGCCACGCCCGCGAGGGGCCCGACGATCATCGAGCGTTCGTCGAGCCCGGCGGCATGGACATAGGTGGCGAGCGCCGTGTATGACTCCAGGGTCCCTTCCTTGGGTGCGAACTGAATGATCGGGTCGTAGGGCAACATCGCCGCTAGGGCATCGTCGAGCGTCGGGACGTTGAGGCTGGTCCCGTGCCGGCCCGCGTCGTACCCCAGCCCGCCGTCGATGTTCAGTGCGGCCATCTGCGCCGTCGTCTTGGATGACACGGCCCCGGTACCGTCCGTGGTGGCGTCGACGGTCGTGTCGTGGATGCACTGCCACGTCCCGTCCGCGTCGCGCTGGACCCCGAACTCGAGCCCGTCCGCGCCGCGGATCATCGCCTGGCGGTACGCCTCGAGGGTGTCCTGCGGGTAGCCGTCAACGGGGTTGATGTCGCCCCGGTGCGCGATGAGCTTGAACGGCGGGCCGCCCGTGATGAGGTGGCGGACGTTGATGGAGGACTTGGAGAGGTCGAGCGCGTCGAGATCGCCGTCCGACGCACCGGATGATCCGCCACCACCCGCCAGCCCGAGGGTCCGGCTTGTGGTCGAGCCGTCGACCGGCCCGCCGCTATTGCGGTCGGAGTGGTCGTGTTGGGGGATGCGTTCCTTCGGTCGGAGTCCCATCACGAACCCAGCGTGAAGCGCATGACGGAGCAGTTGCCGACCTCGAGCGCGAGGTTTGAGCCCTTCGTGTGGTAGACGCCCATCGTGATCACGTCGCCGGCCTCGACTTCGACGAACTCCGTGATCGTGAGATCGGTCGGGTCGGAGCTGATTCCGCCGACCGTCATGGAGCCAAAGTTGGTCCCGTTGAGCAAGGGCCGGATCCGGCGAACGCCCGTGCCGTTCGTGGCGAACCGGGCGCGCATCACGACCATGACGATGATCGTGGTGTAGCCCGACGGAATCGCGCCGGCGGGGACGATGATGTCGGTTCCCGAGCTCCACCAGCCGCCGTAGTCGAAGCTCTCGGCCTGGAACGTGACGGGCGTCTCGGTACCCGTCGTGATTGTCTGGTCGGAGGTGCGCTTCAGCTGGACGCCCTGCGCCGACACGGAGTCAGTGATGCCCTTGAGATAGACGATATCGTCGCCGAGGATGTTGAGCTCCGCGGCAGCGAGGGGATCGAGCGCGACAAACGTAGGCGGCGTGACGTAGGCCATCGGACTCCCCTAGAAGGCGAGGTTGAAAGTGGCGCCGTCGAGGATCGAGCTGTTCGTCCCCGAGTTGAGGTAGAACCACACCGGGTTTGCTTGGACCTTGCATTCCTGGAGGACGTAGGTCACGGTGTGGTGCTGGACGGAAGTCGCCGCGATGTTCGCCTGGTGGCGCAGGCCGACAATCTCGAACAGGCGGGCGGTCATGCCGAGTTGCGTGGACGTGAACGAGATCACGTCGTACAGGTCGAGCTCGAACATCTCGGGGAACCAGTTTTCGACCGTCAGGGTCGGTCGGAGCTGGGGGTTGCCGTAGCGCCAGATGACGTGCTCCGCGATCCCGACCGCCGACGCCATGACGCCGAGGTACTCGTTGCCGATCTCCCCACCGGCCCGGATGCCGCGGGGGGCAGCCTGGCTCGTCGTGTCATCCGATACGGTGGATTGCTGCTCCAGCCGTCGCGCCAACCGGCCCTCGATCGAGAGCGCGGTGACGCTGGCCTCGTCCCCGACCGCGACGGTCAGGGTGATCTTCGCGCCGGTGGCGAAGGGCTCCAGCGTCGAGGTCACGGTGTCGCCGGTCGAGGCGATGTCGAGCGTGGCGCCTGACACCACGTCATCGAACTCCACGATGCGCGTGTACGGCGCGTCGTTGGTGACGGTGATCGGGAGCTGGTCGGCCTCCCAAACGGTGAACGCGGAGGGCGTGAAGACGACCGGAGTGACCGTCGCCTTCTGCTGGTTGATGACCGTATCGGCCGAGAGCCGCCAGCCGTCGGTCCCCGTGACGTGATCGTCGGTCGCTGACAGGCTCGCGTCCGTCGTGGCGTCGAGGCGCCACTGGCGGTTGCGGGTGGTGTAGCGGTACCACTTGTCGGCCGACGTGCCGGGCTCCGCATGGTGGCGCGTCCCGTTCACGCCGTTGATCTCGTCCAGCACGCCGCGCAAGTCGCCCTCGGCGTGCGAGAGGGGCATCGTCTCGATCTCGTGGGCGAGGCTGTAGCGCGGCTCGTCGGCGTTCACGAGGGCGGCCTTGCGGAGCGCCCGGTGCGCCCGGCCCTCGGCGTAGTCCAGCGCGACCGGAGTCCGCTGATACCAGCCCAGCGCGTCCTCGCAGGTGAACTCGGCGGTCGGCGGGTCCGTCGCCCCGCCCGCGGGAAGCAGGGTGATGTCGGTGACGCGCCCGCCGAACAGCCCGATCGGCGAGGAGCCGGTCAGCTTGCCGTCGTTATTGATGCCGATCCAGATCGGCAGCCCGTCCCGCAGGAGCCCGGTCAGGGGCGAGGCGCCGTTGTACGGGTTGTAAATATCCGAGGGGTTCTTCGTGACGAGCGTCGCCGAGCCGGGCTGGCTCCCGCCGGTGATCTCCGGGCCTGAGCCGCGGGCGATCGTCCAGGAGATGACGTTGGTCGAGACATCATCGTTGGCCCCGACCTCGAAGCCATCATCGTTGAAGTCGATGTAGACCCCGGCGGCCGGTGCGCCGATCACCCGGAAGGCGAGCTGGAACGTGTAGTTGTCGCTCAGCGAACCGGACGAGGTAAACACCACCGCCGGCGGGGTCGTGCCGGTGTAAGTCTTGTAGGCCAGCGTCGCCCCGACGTGCTCATTCCCTCCGCCACCCGTCTCGGCGTCGAGGATCTCGGTAAAGCCTGCGGGTGGGGTGAAGGTGACCCCGCCGCCGTTCGTCTCGACGCCCGCGACCAGGAGGTAGTCACCCGAGGGCACGGACAGCGCCGGGCAGGTATGGCTCGTGCCTGTGCTGGAACCTGTCTCGATATCGCTGACCGCTGCGATCTCCGCGATGCCGCTCCATACCGAGATCGACGCGATCGCCCGCCGGGCGAGCGACGTGGTGATGGTGTACGAGGACGGCTCGTCGTTGGCGATCCGCCAGTAGAACTCGGCGTTGATCCGGTTCCAGCCATCGGGCGTGGCGGTGACCGAGCCCGCCACGTTGTCGTCCTTGTTGTAGGTCAGGAACATGAAGTGGCCGTCGACCGTGCTGGGGTGCACGTTGACCGTCAGCGAGGTGACCTCGGTCCCCGATTCCGCGGAAGCGATGCCAACGAACGCCGCCGGCACCTAGAACGCCCTCGCCGCGCCGAGCTGGCCGCGCTTCTGGAGGGCTCGGGTGATGACCGGCTCCAGCAGCCGCCCGAGCTGATCGGTCGTGCCGGGGGTCATCATCGCCACGCCCGAGACGTTGATGTTCACGACGGTCGAGCCCCATGAACCGCCGCCCGACGATGCACCGTTCGGAATGACAGTGCCGGTGGACTTCGGTACGAACAGCTCCGGCCCCTTCTCGCCGACGACGTAGGGGTCGCCGGCCTTCACCGGGCCACCTGCTGCGCGCTCACCGAGATCCTTGCCGGCGTAGCGCCCCGACTGGACGCGGATGATCGGCCCGAGCGTGCCCTGCATCTCGGCGAGGATTCGGTACGACTGGATCATCTTGTCGATCTCGTTGCGCGCCGCCCCGGCCTTCTTGCGCTCGCGCTCGAGGAAGGCGATGGCGGCCTCTGGCCCCTCTTCCGCGGCCTGTTCGAGATGGAGCTCGAAGAGCTGCTTGCGGTACTCGGCGATCTCGCCGCTCAGGATCACGTACTCGGCGGAGCCCTTCTTCGCCTCCTTGCGGTCCTCGATCAGATCGGCGATGTGCTGCTTGAGCTCGGCCTCGTGCCCGGCCGTGATGGCGTCACCGAAGAGCTCGTCAGTGATCGTGTCGGCGAGGCCGTCTAGCTCCTTCTCCGCGTCCGAGGCCGCTTGGCTGATCTGGTTGAGCCGCGAGGCGAACCGACGGGCGTCCTCCTGCGCGCCGGAGAGATCGTCGCCGAGATCTTCGGCCGCATCGCCCGTCTCGCCGAACTTCGCATTCAGGCGCTCGTGCTCGAAGATGACCGTCCCGGTCGCGTCCAGGTACTCGTAGAACTCCTCCTTGGTCGGCTCGATGCCCTGCGACCGGAAGTGCTCCCACGCCGCGGTGCTCCGGTCCACCGTATCGAAGAGGTGCTCGTAGCCGGTGGCAACGACATCGATCGCGTCGGCGACCGCGGGCAGCACGATGGCCTGGAGGTGGGCGACCGACTTGCCGAACTTCTCCGACGCCTCGCCGGCCTTCTCTTCGGCAACGGCGAGCTTGCCCGAGAGCGTGCCCGCGTAGTCCTCGGCCTGCCCGGCGACGATCTTCATGATCGCCGCCAGCGCCTCTTGCTCGGTCGTGATGCCCTTGGTATTGATGCCGAGTTGCTTCAGCGCCCGGAAGTTGCCGGCGTGGACCTTGATGAGCACGTCCGCGGCGGTGGCAAGATCCACGCCCGAGAAGCGGGCGAGGTCCTGTGCCACCCGGAGAGTGTCGAGAGCCTCGGCCTCGTTGCCGTAGGCGGCCGCGAGTTCGGCAACTGCGCTTCGCTGCGACTCGTCCGAGAAGCCGAGCTTCTGGCCCGCCTTGATCCGCTCCTCGATCGCGTCGGTGGAGCCCTCCCAGCCTTCGATGTTGGCGCGCAGCGCGGTCGTGAGCTTCTGCTGGCTGACCTGATCCTCGCGGAATGCCGCGGCCGAATCGCCGAGATAGCCCGTGACCTTGGAGATCGCCAAACCCACGGCGTTGAAGGCGAGGTTGGTCGCCGCCACGCCGGCACCGATGACGAGCCCCTTGGCGCCCTGCTTCTGGAGGTTCGTGAGCTTGGAGTGGAGCTTGTCCGCCTCGGACGTGACCTGCTTCGCACCCTTCGACCCGTAGCGGACGGTGACGCTGTTCGCCATCAGGCGGCCTTCTTCGCCTTGAGCCGACGCTTCAGCTCGTCACGCATCGGGCCCGGTGCGATGATCGCGTCGACGGCGCTCGCCTTCGGGGTGATCGTCTCCAGCCAGTCGGTGACCATCCGCAGGCTCATCTCGAGGGGGAGTCGGGTCATGCCCGCGAGGGTCGGCGGGACAGGCCCGGTATGGTCGGCGATCTGCCACGTCGGCTGCGCCTCGTCGACGAACCGGGCGAAGGTCTGGACGAGGGCGTCGTATTCCGCGGCCGGCGTCTTCGCCGCAACGTAGGCGGCATACAGCCGGACTACCTGCTGGTAGACCATCCAGGACGCGCACCGCTGGACCTCGACGATCGGCCCGTCGAGATCCAGCGATACGCGCTCGTCAGGAAGCCGGTACACCCGCTAGGTCCAGGCGACGGCCGTGCCCGAGGACAGCGCCCACGCAGACGAGCCGGTCATCGACCCGTCCTCGGCCACGTTCAGGGCGTAGTTCGAGAAGATCGCGGTGAAGGTCGCTGTCGCGACGCCGCCGAAGTTGATCACGACGCTCTTCGAGCCGGGTGTCTTCAGCGTGGCGTGCGAGCGACTCGCGTCCACGTTGAAGAAGAAGTTGAGCGTGCCCGTGCAGTCGGCGCGAAGGAGCAGCCGCTCGACCGCGCTTTTGTCCAAGCCCGTGACCTCCTGCAGCCCGTAGGGCGTGTCGAAGTTCAGTGAGCCGACGTCGTTGCTGATGTTGTTGGAGGCGATCGTGACGGTCGTCGTGATCGCGCTGACCTTGCCTGCCATGCTTCCTGACTCCTTCTAGATTGGACCGGCTTCCGTGTAGCGGACGAAGTTGATGGCGGCCACGGTGGCCGTGCTGACGCCCGTCTTCTGGATCCGGACGTACTGCCGGATCGTTGCTCCCGCCGCCGTCTGGAGCCGCTGCGTGGTGGCGCCTGTCACGGCGGTGAAGGCGAGCCCTGTGACCGCGGCAAAGCTCACGTTGTCATCGCTGTCCTGGATCGTGAACGTGGCCGTGCCCGAGCCGTGCGAGAAGACGTGCAAGTAGGCCGCAGCACCGAACAGGGTCGAGACCGCGCCGAGGTCGATCGCGGTGCCGTTCACCGTGCCCGTGGCGAACGTTTCCTTCCCCGCCGTCAGGAGCCCATCGCCCTGGGCGGATCCGCCGGAGAAGTCGAGGCCGTAGCCCGAACCCTCCATGTCGATCGTGAAGCCGAGCGACCCATCGTCGCCCACGGTGCCGGCGTAGTTCATCTGTTTGGCGATCATTGACGCGGCGGGTGAGCCGAGCGCCGGCGTCCCGATCACGACCGTCGACTGCACGTCCGTCCTCGGGACGGCCGAAAACGTGAGATGCTCCTGACCGGAATCGACGTTGAAGAAGGCGGCGAAGGCCATCGCCCCGTCCCGTCGGCCGTTGATGAGCTCCGGAGCCCCCTTATTCAGCGCGGTCGTGTTGATCGTGGCGAGCATCGCCTCGAGGTTCGTTACGGCGCCGATGTCGCCCGACAGGTCGGCCGAGCCGACGTAGCAGTTGGAGCCGATCGCGGTGAGCTTGCCTGCCATCTACTTGTCCCTCGTGTGTTCGTCGAAGTCGCACACGATTTCCATGTCGACGACGGCGTACTGGATGCCGGTGACGAGCACCTGATCGGTGACCGCGAGGTGCATGGCGAGATCCACGCCCTCGCCGCCGAGCTGCGAATCGCCGAGGATCCGGGTGCGGAGGCTCTTCACGAACGCGGCCATCTCGCCCTCGATGACGCGATGGTTCTTGGCTGCCGTCTCGGACACGGGCCAGTAGCCGCGGACGTTGATGGCCTGGGCGACCATCTGCGAGGTGAGGGTGAGCTCGCCGCCCATTCGCTCCGGCTCGCGCTCGCCGCCGTAGAAGATGCGGACGCACTTACCCCTAGCAGCCGGGAAGCCCACCGCCACGTCGTAGAACTTCGCCCCGCCCGCGGTGACCGCGGCGGCTGCGGCGTGGACTTGGATGGCGTCCATGAGGTCGAGGAGGTCCACGTCACTCGAGGCCCCTGGTCAGATCGATCCGCCGAAGCGCCTGGCCCATCGATCGGCTCACCTTGCGGATGACATTCTGTCGG